TAACATCTAATTGTTTTTCTGCAAGCTTTTGTTGAATGCGTTGCATTAAAATCTTTTTATCTAATTTCTCTTCTTCTGATGTATGAATCTCGTCGACAACTTTAGCAATGGTTTTTAAGGCTCCGCCTTTACCACCAAGTAATCCACCGAGAACCTGAAACATTATGCTGCTCCGCCTGTCATCCAGCTAATTATCCAGATAACTATAATAGCTACGATAGCCGCCTTGATCCAGTCCTTCATTTTCCACTCTGACCACTCTTTAATGTGTGACCATAGATCTTTTAATAGGTTCATATAACCTCCTTTATTAAAGAAAAGAATTTATCTTATTTTATGATTAAAATAAACCTTTGAATGGTACTTTTTTAATTTGTACTTTACTTCTTTGTCCTTTTGGCCCAGCACCTAAGTTTTGATTGACCTTTGGTCCTTCCATAGTAGCTGAGTAAACGTCTGCAATTGATGTTTTATTTACATGAGGACCTGCATAAGGATTCATGTCTTTTGAAACAGTCATTTTTGCATTCGGATATAGTGAACCATTTATAAATTTTGGTTTTGGATTGTTTAATGCCATGTTATCTCCTAATGTATAGTAGGTTTTATCACTTTAATAAAATCTACAGCGTTATTGTCAAATAGAGTGTTGCCTTCTACTTTACCAAGCTCATCATGGTAAATAAGAGTAGCTATACTCATCATTGCTCCCCCTATTAGTAACCTATCTTCAGAGGATTGTGAAGATTTTTCCACAAAATTCATTAGCATGTCAAAAAAACCAGTTAATCTATCTTCTGCAGTTTGAGTTTTAATTATCAAAACGTATATTCCTTTGTTCATCTATTTTTTTAGGTTCTTTTGCTTTAGTTAGGTTTACATTAGCACGTAGTTGCGCAATATCTTCTTGAGAATCAATTCTATCTTGTGCTATTTGCGCTGTTTGATCTAATTTTGCTTGATCCATTCCTAATCTGCCTTGATCCATAGCTGTTTTACGCTGTAAATCACCTGCTTTGATGTTAATTTCTTGCTGTTTAAGCGCTACTAACGGATCTTCGCCCATTTCTTGTAACATTTCTTGTTCTTCTGTTACCATTTGTTCTGTCATTAGAGCAATTTTTTCTGCAATTTGTTGTTCCATTACTTCTTGGAACTGTTGTTGTAGTTCTGGTGGTATTTGACCGCCATATTGTTGCGAAATCTGATCTATTTCTTGTTTATTTTCTTCTTCTACCTCTTCTCTTGCTTGTAATCCAACATGTTCCATAATATGTCCTTGTAAAATTGCCATCGTTGGTGGATTATTTTTAACTAAAGCTGAAGACATGAATGCTCTGTGTGCATCTATGTGTGCTAAGTGATTTTGATTTCTAAAAGCTACCAAACCTGATCCTTGTAAAGAGTTAGCATTTTCTACTGCAGGATCTTGAGGTTCTGGTTGAGCAGGAATAGGTAAAATAACATCAATGTCTTTTACACCTAGTGCTTGATACATTCTTCTGTATGCTTCATACATATTATGAGAAGCAGGATCTGCTTGTGCTAATTGTAATTGTGTTTGTGCCAACGTAACACGTTGAGACATAGAAAATATATTTGGATCTGATACAGGAATAATATCTATGTCATCACTAAAGTCTTCTACTTTTAGACTTGGTATTGCATCATTACCTACTTCATATGGATAAACAGGAGGTAAAGATTCTGCAAATATTTTTGCTAATAGTTTAAATTCTATTTTTTGTGCGTAGTGTAGTCTTTTATGAATAGCAGACATGACTCTTGCGCCACGTTCCATTAATGCCATTGTTGTTCCTACAGGTGCACCTGCTGCAGCTCCTTCGCCAACTTTTTGATCAGCTATTGCTGCAAATCTAGTTCCTGCTTCTACACAAAAACCTAGTAATTGAAATAACGTACCACTTGGTTCTTTGTAAGGTAAAGGTAATAAACCTTCACGCAAACTTCCGCCTGGTGCATCTACATCCCTGAACTCTCCTGGTTGGAGGGGAGTATCGTCGTCTTTAACTCGCAGTCCACGAGCCTTGAAACCCGCAGGGAGATTGGACAGTGTACCTGCATCAAGAAGTTGTCTAAGTGCTGCCGTGGCAGTTCTGGAGAGACCCCCGAGCATGTGGATAAGACCAAAGCCATAAAAACTAAACCCAGGTAAAAACTTATAGTGTACAAAATACTGTGTCTTTTTTCTTTTCGGATCATCTTGTTTGTAGTTTCTATATATAGATAATATTTTTGTTGACCCTCTATCTAAAGTAACAATGTAAGGAACTTTAATTCCATCATCAGCATCTATACCAGGAATATTTAAATCAACGTGCATTTCTAATAATTCATAATCATCATTATTGTAACTATTTTTTTGTACACCTGAGATACGATTTTCTTTTTCCTGTAAGCCTGTTTCGTTATCATACATTTGTAACTCAACATCTCTGTAAAATCCTGCTACTTGTAATTTTCTTATTTCGTTTTCTGTTTTACGTAAACTATGTGTTACTCTTTCACATGTTAAAATATCAGTTGCCATGTAAGGAACATACAAATCATCACTAGGAATAAATTTAGCAACAGCTCTTTCTAATCCTGTATCATAATATACTTTTTTAAATGCTGAACCTGAAAGAGGTAAGTAAAATAACAAAGAATCCATATCAGGATCATACTCTTCCATGTTGTGTGATATTTGATAATTCATAAAATCTTTGACACGTTGAGACTGCTCTTCACGTTGACGATCTACCTTACCAATAATCTGTGTGTTGACAGGGCCTCCTGGTGGTAATAATTCTTTATATGCTTGTGCTTGAAATTGTGTAATAGCCTCAGATAGCATTGGATGTGTCACCGAACTCGCACCTGTAAAAGGTTGTGTTCTTTCTTGATATTTAAACCCAAGAAGATCTAAGCCTTTTTTATATGTTTCTTCCCATTCTGTTCTAGATGATTTATCTGTTTCAAATGCTTCAAATAAATCATTGGATATAATTCCTAATTCGTTTTCATCAATTACCTCAGCAAGGTTCATATCAAAACCTGTTTGAATTAAATTCTCTTGTTCTCCAATAATAGCAGATCCATCTGCTTGCATCTCTACATTAGCTTTATCGCCTACTTCTTGAATTTGAATGTTGAGCATTTCATCTGACATTTGCTCTACTTCGGGTCCAAAACCGATAGGTTTACCAATATTATCTACCATTAAGCTGCCTCAAATATGTCAATTATTTCTGGAGTATACACCATACCACCTTTTTTTCTATGTGTTTTATGAGGTAATAGCATCTCTGGAGTTAATTTAACAGCAAAAGCGTCTCCCACGTTATCAATTTTTATGACTTTAAATTCTGAGTTATTTTCTCTAGCCAGACGTTTCATTTCTTTTTCTAACACGGATGTGTAATGTTTACCTTTGTAATCAGTAGAACTAGGTCCTCCATAAAATTCTTCCATGCCTATTCCCTTCATGTCTTTTGTTCTTTCTGCAGGAGGAACGTTTGTGCCGCCTGATTGTCCATATCTTTTTGTAATGAGTTTACTTGGAGAAATAGCAAACCATTCCGCAGCATCATCTGCTTTATCTATAAATAATCTTTTTGCTGCATTATTAACGTTCATTTTAATTAGGGCACTGCCCCATTCTGATCTATTTTTAAACGGTACGTTAGGCATCAACATTTGCATAGATTCTTTGCTTAAAGATGTTTTTAATTCAGAAAGTAGCTCGGCTTGTTTTTTTCTAGCAGCTTGAGCCGTTCTAACAATCATGGGATCAGGACGTAATCCCGCATCTCCTAGTGCACTTATTGCTTTTTGCGTTTTTGTAAACTCATCTAAAAATTGTTGCATGTCTTGCGCTGTTTGAAAGATAGGGCGAAAGACTGATTTATTTTCAATAAAAAATTCTGCTACCTCTGGGTTTAAACCGCGGTACTCATCTCTATATCCTCGTTGCCCTGCTGCAATAGTATTGGCTCTTACGTCTTTGTTTTTATCCATAAGGTCTGCAAGCTTTTCTAAAAAGTTTTCTTCCATACGTTTTGCTTGTTGTAAAATATCAGATTGCACTTCGTCAGCAAACGTTACGGTAACTTGTTGACCTTTAGTTGTTGCTTCCATTTTTTGTAGCTTTGCTGCGTCGCTATCTATTTTCATTCTAAATTGTAAAATCTGTTGTTCTAAAGCTGGATCAACGCTATTCAGTTTTGCCATAGTATCGCCTTGATCTAAAACGTTTCTAACCTCTGCTCTTGTTAAACTATCTAAGTCATCACCAAATTGATCAGGAAATTCTCTATTTAATTTTCTTAGAGCAGACACCTCTAACCCTATTAATTGTCTATCTAATGTTTTTTGATTACGCTTGAGTGTTCTTATCATGGCAGGGTCTACTTGTTCTGCTATTCCTTGTGGTGTTTTTTCTACAGGTAATGTTGCTTTACGGTCCGTGAGCCGCGACCAACCGATCACGTACTTTT